TCGACGAACAGCTTCGCCAGCTGCTTCGCGATGTCGAGGAAGACCGGGAACAGCTGCTTCGCCAGTTCGAGGATGGGCGGTATCAGCTGCAGGGCCTGCGTGATGACCTCTTGCAGGACCTTGACCAGGATCGGCATGAGGTCCTTGGCCAGCTGGATGATCGGCGGAATCCACTCCAGGAACATCGGGATCAGCTGGCGCAGGATGTCCAGCACGATCGGGAAGATGGCCTTGGCCAGGTCGGTGATGGGCGGGATCAAGGCCCGGAAGTAGTCCACCAGCGCCCGGACGATCTCGACCAGGATCGGCATGAGGTCCTTGGCCAGCTGCAAGATCGGCGGGATGAACTCGGCGAACAACCCCACCAGCAGCTTGACGACCTCGGCCAGGAGCGGGAACAGCAGCTGCGCGATCTCCACAACCGGCGGCACCAGGGCCGTGAAGAGATCCACAAACGCCTTGAGGATCACCTGGAGGACCGGCATGAGGTCCTTGCCCAGCTGAACGATCGGCGGGACTAGATCCAGGAACGCCTTCACGATCAGGCCGAGGAAGTCGATGAGCGGCGGCAGCAGCGGGGCCAGCATCTGGATGGCCGACACCAGCAGCTCACCGATGGCGGTAACCGCCTTCTGGAACAGCGGCATCAGCATGTCGAGGACCCTCTGAAGCGCCACGAACGCCGGATGCAATCCGGTGGCGAGGGCCTCAGCCACGGCCTTAACGGGTGGCCCGAGCGCATTCAGAATCGGCACGAGGTTAGTGCCGATGAGGTTCACGAAGTCGACCACGATCGGCATGAGGGCACCGATGATCGGCGTCAGGTTGTTCACGAGCGCCTGCGCGACGTTCGTGATCGCCGGCACCAGGGCCCGGAAGACCGGCTCCAGGTTGTTGAACATCGCCGCGGCGAACTGACCGATGATCGGCAGCAGGTTAGCGATCACCTGCAGGTACGACTGCAGCATGGTGGTCAGCGCCGGCACCGCCGCGGCGACCCGCTCGAACATCAACTTCAGACCGTCGGCTAGGGCCAGGATCTGCGGGGTGACGTTGCGGAGCACCGGACCGAAGCCGTTGGTGATCACGGCGATGACCTCGCCGAGCTTCGGCAGCAGCTTCTCCATCAGCTGGAAGAACGAGGTCATGGCCTGGGAGGCGGCGGGGATGGCCTGCGACATGTTCAGCAGGAGTCCGCCGACCCCGTGGCCGAGGTTGATGATCCCGTCGGTCAGCGCGTCGATCAGCGGTTGGGACCGATTGATCATGTCCATGAAGATCGGCATGATGTTCTCGGCGACCCGGAGAACGGCGTGGCCCAGTTGCTCCGCCCAGGGCGCGGTCTTCTGGAAGATCCCCGCCAGCATCGGAGAGATCTGATCGAAGGACTGCTCCGCCGACTTGAACATGCGCAGCCAGACTTCCTCGAACGGCTGCGCCAGCGAGGCCAGCTTGGCCATCACCCGCGTCTTCATGTCGCCGAAGGCCTGGACGACCTTCTCGTTGTAGAAGGTGGCGTATGCGCCCAGGCCGGCGAAGGCGAGCGGGACGGTGGCCAGGGCAGCGCCCACCGCGGTCGGACCAAGCACTGCCAGCTGGTCGAACAGGTGGTTCGCGGCCAGCACCTGGCTGCGGATCTTCTTGATGGCCTTGGTGGTGCTGGCGTAGTGGCCCAGGAAGACCAGGCGTACGTAGTGGGTCATTCATCGCCTCCGTCGAAGCCGAAGGGAGACGAATAGTCTTCGAACCCGGCCTGATGAATCGCCTCGGTCGTCTCCTGATCAAGGATCTCGTCGACGTCGCGCTGGTGGAACAGGTAGGACGGCCAGAGGTACCGACCCATCGACTCCTTCGCCCGCCAGATCCCGAAACGCCCGGTGGCGGGGTCGACCTTGCCGACCCGGCCGCCGAACTCCAACCAGCCGGTGTAGGGGAAGAAAGCACCGCCGATGATCGCCGTCATGCCCTCGGCGCGGGCGCTGTCCCGGACGTGACCACCTTCGACGGGGCCGATCGGCATCATGTGCCGAGCGGTGGCCGCGATCTTCACAGCGGCGCGGTGCCCGGCGTCCTCGCCGGCCTCCTGGATGGTGCGTTCGAGGATCTCCAGCTTGGCCGCGTACTCCTTCAGCCCGAAGACCAGGGTGACACCGCCATCGAGGCCCGAATCGTCGTCGTCCACGCCCTCAGCCCTCCTACCCCTGTGAAGCGATCTCTTGCTCTTGGGCGCGACGACCGTGGTAGATCACCCAGTACACGAACTCCCTGTTGGGCATCTTCTGTTCAAGCTCGTGCACGGTCATGTGCAGCTTGTCGGCCAGGAAGTAGGTGAACTCAACGTCGGGGCCGTCCTCGAAAGTCGGCGTAGGCCTCCTTGGTCACCTCTTCCGACATGCCCGAGGCCTCAAGAATCGCCTGGATCACCGGCTGCATCTGGCCCGCCGGCGAGGCGTCCTGCCACTCCTGGATTTCCTCTTCGGTCATCTGCGGATCGACCATGGCGAGGGCGATGAGCCGGCACTCCATGATCTCGGCCACCATCTCGTCGCCCTGGATCTTGAGGGCCTCCCCACGAGTGAGGGCGCGGATCGTCACCGTGCCCACTCCCGGGATCTCCACGTCCCTGGTCCCGAACTTCTGACTGAGGAGCGTGTTCTTGTCGACTGCCATGCCTAACCCCCGACTAGTTGCATGCATGCACCACGCATGTTCGTGCACCACGCAACTTACGGTCACCCAGAAGTTAGCGCGATGTCACCGGTGCACTGCATCTCTGCGGTCCACTTGATCATGCCGGCCACCTCGGACGACTCCTTGTACTTGGAGACGACGACGGAGACCGTCTTGATCGGCAGGCCGACGCCCGCGCCTTCGGGCTTGTAGACCAGCACCACGATGGTGCCGATCAGCGGCTCGATGACGGCAGCCGGGCCGGTGGCGCCGCTGGCGTAGGTGCCCTCCACCTGGACCTTGCCGTCCAGCAGGCCGCCGGCGTAGTTCTTCGAGTCCTGCCCGAAGCAGGTGGTGTCGTGCGTGTCGGCCTCGCGGTCCAGGTCGCACTTGTTGGTGAAGGGCGTCAGGTCGTCTCCATCGAGCGAGACGACGACGTTCTTGGCGTGAACGAATGTCATTGGGGTTCCTCTCAGGCCGAAGCGCCGATGATGATCACGTCGTAGGTGACCGAGGTCGACCCCGCCGAGTTCGTGAACGTGAGCGTGTCGTCGGTGAGGGCGGTGACCGGGTACGCGACGGCGTCCGGCGCAGCCACACAGACGAAGCCACCCGGTCGAACGGAGAGTCCGTCACCATCGGCCAGGAAGAGCGGGAAGCCGGTGGTCGCGACCCGGGTGACGTTGACGTTGTTGGCGTTCGCCGCCAGGGCCTTCACCACGATGATCTTGACCCGGGCGAAGACCGCGGTGCCGCCCAGGCCGTCCGGCAGCGTGCCGGCCAGGTCCAGGTCCTCGGTGGCCGAGGGGCCCAGCGTGCGGCGGTCGGAGAACATCAGATCGGCCTTGTTGGCCGTGACGCCACTGGCCAGCTGCATCCGGGTGGTGCTGTCCAGCGGCACGTTGTTCGGCGCCAGGTCCAGCGTGCCGGTCAGCGTGGCAACCAGCTTGAGCGTCAGGTCTGTGTAGAGGCCCATCGGTTTCCTTTCCCGAAGATTTCGATCTCGAATACCGCGCCGAGATACTCCTGCTCAGCAACTCGGACCATTTCGACGCGCGCTCTCGCAGCCCTCGCCGAATCGCACGACGTGAACTGAAAGCGTTCGAGAGCGGCCTTCACGGAGTGCGGGCCCTCACCATCGAGGTACATTCCCAGCCGTTCCCGACTAATTCGGGCGTCCATGTGACCGACGAGAATGAATAGCGGAAGAATGGTCGAGTCCATTCCTCGACCCATTGTGTCGTCGAACTGGTAATTGGCAGGCCAGCCGACCATCGCCTGCGGCGGTGTTACCCGCAGGGTGCCCCACGGGTAGGAGCGGAGGCCGTCGATGGTGGCGACCGCGCTAGCGATCTCGTCCTGCACGTGTGTCAGGTCCACCAATTCACCTCCTTCTCCGGAAGGTCCGCGGGAACAGTCGGA